TCACAAGAAGCACTTAATGAAGCACAAGCTGATTTAAAAGCTGTAACGTCTGCTAAAAATAGATTTCAAAAACAACCTAAACCAGAAGAAGTAAAAATTCCTAATGAAGTAGTAACAGAGTCTAGACCTGACCCAATGGCAGAAGAGTGGGCCTCTAATAATACTTGGTTTGGTAAAGATAATAGAATGACTGCTGTAGCATTAGCGATAGATACAGAGTTAAAAAATGAAGGTTTTAGTCCATCAGATCCAGAATTTTATGATGAAATTAATAAAAGAATGCAAGAATCTTTTCCACAAAAGTTTGGAGAAGATCAGAAACGTGTGCAGGAAAATACGTCAAGTCCTGCTCAAGTGGTATCGGGGAGTTCTCGCTCCTCTCCGAGTTCTAGGAGCAAAGTTAAATTGTCGCAAGAAGATTTACGACTTGCTCAAAAATGGAATATTCCGCTTGAAACATATGCTGCCGAAAAGCTTAAAGTAATGCAAGCTGATGGTGAGTATACAGATATTAAATAGCAGCGTGGGAGAATAAAATGAATACACGAAATGATACACGTAGTAACAAACTTAGGGAAAATAACACTAGAGAAGAAGAGTGGACCTTCGAGGAGCCAGATGCCCTCCACATACCCGAAAGTGTGCAATCTAGACTTCAGCATGAAGGAATGTCTTTACGCTGGATTAGAATATCTGTAAAAGGCCAAGATGATATTATGAATGTTGGCAAAATGCAACAAGAAGGTTGGACTCTTGTTAATCCTGAAGAAGTTCCTGAAATGTCAGTTACATCCTTCGTGAAGGAAAATGGCCGTTATCAAGGTGCAGTCTGTCGTGGAGACTTAGCATTGGCTAAAATGCCTTCGGGCAAAGTTAAAGCTAGAAAAAGGTTCTATGAAAATAAAGCTAATGAGATGATGGATGCTGTAAATTCTCAACTTATGAGAGCTTCAGATTCTAGAATGCCTATTTCTAATAATAGTAAATCTGTAACAACTAAAGGAAGAGTTCCTAATTTTCAAAATTAGGTCTTTCTTAATTAGGGAGAAATGAAATATGTCTACTACTAAAGCATTTCGTGGTTTCATCCCTGCTCGCAAAAAAGGTGGCGGTTACAATAATGAAGCTGTCACTGATACAATTGAAATTACCTCTACAGGTATGACAGGTTCACCAACAAATAATATTTTTACTGGTGATCCTGTAGTACTACCAGGGGCTAATTTTGCTACCATTAGTCCATTTATTGCTGCAACTCTAAAACCCTCTGGTGTTTTTATGGGTTGTCAATATGTGGAAAATGGAGAGCAAAAGTTCTCACGTCAATGGAACGGAGGGCTGAGTGCCACGGATATTAAATTCTTTGTAATAACTGATCCTGATCAGACTTATTACATTCAAGCTTCTCTTTCGCTTTCAGCGGCTGAGTTGCTTCCTGTCAAAAACTACAATGTAACTGTTAGTTCAACCGCTTCTAGTGGTGACAGCACTACTGGCCAATCAAGCTACTATCTTGATGGTGCTTCTGGTGTTGAATCTGCTGCGGCTGTACGTGTTATAGGTAAAGCTCAATTCCCTGAAGAAAAGGATTCTGATGCTTTCCCAATTGTAGAAGTATGGCTTAACCATCATCGTGACCGTTTTGTAACGGCTTCAGCATCTACGGCTTAATAAGGAGGATTTATTATGGCTATTAATAGAGCTAGTATTAGTAAAGAACTCCTTCCAGGTCTAAATGCTGTATTTGGTATGGAGTATGGAGAGGTAAATAATGAGCATGAGCCTCTCTATGAAACTGAAAACTCAGATCGTGCTTTTGAAGAAGAAGTGCTTTTCACTGGTTTTGGTACTGCACCAACTAAAGGTGAAGGCGCAAGTGTCGTTTTTGACGATGCTCAAGAAAGCTACACTGCTCGTTATACACACGAGACTGTAGCTCTTGCGTTTGCTGTCACTGAAGAAGCAATGGAAGATAATCTTTATGATTCATTTGCCAAGCTTCGTGCTCGTGGTCTTGCCAGAGCAATGGCTAATACCAAGCAAGTAAAAGCTGCTGCACTTTACAACAATGGTTTTTCTGATACCATTGGTGATGGGGCTGCATTCTTCTCTGCTTCACATCCAACTATTTCTGATGGTAATCAGTCCAACTTGCTTGCGGCTGCTGATCTTTCAGAAGCAACCTTAGAAACTGCTCTTACAACAATTCAAAAACTCAAAGATGATCGTGGGATTTTGATTGGTGCAAGTGCTGTTTCACTTCATGTTCCTGTTGACTCATGGGCGATTTCAGATCGTATTCTTTCCAGCCCTGGTAATACTCAAACGAGTGCTGCCGCTGCTAACCCGAATACGAATGCTATCAATGCAACTCGTCACTTGGGCATGTTGCCAGAAGGTTACTTTATCAATAGAAGGTTTACTGACACAACTTCTTATTTCATTAAGACTGATGTTCCTAATGGCACAAAGATGTTTGTTAGATCTCCTCTTCAAACGAAGATGGAGCCTGACTTTGATACTGGTAACTTGCGCTTTAAGGCACGAGAGCGTTACAGCTTTGGTGTATCTGACTGGCGTGGCTGGTTTGGAAGTGCTGGTACGTAATAGTAACAATGAGAGAGGGTAGTTTTATACTACCTTCTCTTTTACTATAGGAGTTAAAATATGACAAATATTAGAGTTGCTATTGCTACTGGAGATGCTGTTCTTAAATATGTAGATACAGATACCACAGTAGGATCTAATGGAAATGGAGATTCTCCTATTCCATCAACTACTCGTGTACTAGCTGTACATGCTGTTGCAAGTGCTGCTGGATCTTATTCAGTTAAAGGTCAAAAACAAATTACAAATAAAACTGCTGAAGGAACAGCTATTAAATTTCAAGTAGCTGCTAATGAAGCTACAGATATGTATATGGGTGAAATGGGTGTACCTGTTTATGGAGTTGTAAGTGTATCTGCTCCTACAGATGGTGGTGTACTTACTGCTATTTTGGGGTAAGATATGGGTACATACTCTGAACTTAAAAATGATATTATAGCTGCTACAGAAAATGATGGCACAGAATTTACTGATGCTATATCAGGATTTATTGAAAGAACAGAGTTACGTTTAACTGAAGATCTTGATGATGCAGGATTAGATGAGCTTCTGAGTGTTTCAGTATCTTCTGGAAATGCTGGTTCTGTATCTTTAAATGATAGAGTACGTATTGTAAGACATGTTAATTATGTAGTTAGTACTGGTACTACCACTACAAACTTATTACAAAGAACTCTTGAATATGCTTATGATTATTGGCCTGTTAGTGCTTCTACAGGAACTCCTCGATACTATTCAAGAGTAGATAATTCAAATATTAAAATAGTTCCTACACCTGTTTCAACAATCACAACACAAATTCAAGTTGCATCAAAACCTTTAGCTTTAGCTTCTGCTACAGGAACAAGTGTAACAACATCTAATTATTTTACTGAATATTGTTACAATGCTTTATTCTATGGATCTATGATGGAAGCCACTATGTTTAATAAAGATTGGGAAGTTGTACCTGTATGGCAAAATCAATATCAACAAGCCATTGCAGCACTTCGTAATCAAGCTAGAAGAACTAGACAAGATGATATGCAAAGTGCAGCCAACCCTATAGGTGGGCCTGATACAGTGCAACTAGGGTCTACATAAGGGAGAATTTATTATGCCAATTATACTTGTACCTAAATCAAAAAAGAAAACAAAGTTAGAAACAAAACCTGAAAAATTAGAAATAAAATCTAAAAAATTAGAAATAAAACCTAAAAATAAATCACTAATAAGACGTAAAAAAGGTAAACAAGTATTATCTGATATATCTGATTTAGAACTAGATAGAGATATAACTCCAGCAGAAAAACCTACTGTTCCCAAAACAAATAAAGATAAATTAAAAGAAAAAAAAGATCTTGACCGACTTAGAAAAGAATTTAAAGAAAAAAAACCAAAAAAATCTCTTACACCTAAACAAAGAAAATTAGATTTTGATAAAGATGGTATATTAGAAGCCAGTGATTTTGAAAAGTTACGTAAAAAGAAATCTGTTGTTTCTGCTATGACAGGTGGTCAAATTGTAGCCATGATGTACGATGATTAGTAGATCAAGTATTAGACAACAAATAACTAAACCACCTAAAAAGAAACGAAAGAAAAGGAGGAAAAAGAAATGATTGGACCTCACACATTAATTAAACGTCCACATAATTTAGATGAGATTGTAGGCAGACCTACTGGACAAGGTTATGGTGCTGCACGTAAAGGTCCAAATGTAAAAGGACCACCTCAAGATGTTGTAGTAGATGAAGAATATACTCAAGGTAAAGCTTTTAAAGTAGAAGACTAGTTATCATGAGTAGAAAGCTTTTTAAATTATTAAAAATATTACCAGGAAAAGGAAATTCTGTTAAAAGAGAAGTCTATCGTAAAGCTCCTCCTGGAATATATAATTTTTTAATTGAAAAAGGTTATGCTAAAAAAGCTGATCCTGAAGATGTTCCTAAAGCTGATAAAGGTAAAACACTTACTCAGACTAATGCTAGACGTTTAGTTGGGAATATGGCTAAAGAAAAAGGTGATCAAAAGACTTTAGATTTTTTAAACAAGCCAAATCCTGCTAGTAAATCTACAAGTAAAACATCCCCTTCTACTTTTGAAAGAGAATTTAATTTAGATAAAAAAAATGCTATTAAACAAATTGATA